TAATAAACGGAAAAAACTAATGGGATTAACAATAGATTTACCACAAGCTGGATTACTAGGTATTTCCGGTGCACAAGCATTTGAAATAAGCTCAGCTACAACACTAGGCATAAATAATATATATGTATGTACAGGAGCTACAGATTTTACAATAACGTTGCCAACGTCGATAACTCAGGACGGAGCAACTATTTTAGTTAAAAAAATAGGTACTCAAACAGTAACTATTGCTAGCGCTTTAATAGAGGGTAATGTGCAATCATTAACTATAACTAATAATCAACCCATAAGATTTGTTTACGTAAGTGCTTCTTTTGGGTGGCTAATAACTTAAGCTATGCCAGATATTAAAACATTTTATCCAGGAGCGTCAGCTGCAAACCCTATAAATAATGCTACTGATTCTGTTAATGCTACAACAGCTACAACAGCAACAACAGCAACAGTAGGTAATTCTGTAGACGACCAAAACTCCGCAAGCAACTCTTTAATATGGACAGGAACAGCAGCTGAATACTCAGCTGTAAATCCTAAAGACGCTAATACACTTTATTTCGTAGTATAATGCCAATATATAAAGGATCATCTGAAGTCACCAGCGGTAGCCTAAGAAAAGGCTCAACTGAGGTTCAAAATGGTTATAAAGAAACTAACCAGTTTTATGTAAACCAAAACTCTATAACTATACTGTTTGTAGATAGTGTTTCAGGTGCAACTTTAAACACTACGCAATCATTCCAAACCGGTACACCCGGGGCTGCTTTTACAACAGTGACTAGGGTATTAACCGCCAGTTCAAATAGATTAATAACTGCAGCCAGTACATCTGAATCAGGAGATACAGGAGGTACAGTTTCACATAGCATATCTTCAAGTGGTAGCTCAAGTAGAACTGTAACAGTATCTGGAACATTTCCTACACAAAGTACAACAGTAACAATAACTGTTTCTGGTACAACCGTACAAGACCAGCCTAATTTAATAGTTTCTGGAAGTGGATGGACTAGCAACATTCCTAATGTTAGTGTTGCTTCAGAAAATGGGGCAGCTATAGGTAATTATTCATGGAGTTATTCAACTAATTGCCCAGGAGGTTCAAATGCTTCCGGTTCCGGCTCTACATCAAGCTCCTCAACTTCAGTAAATTTAAGTGGAGCTTATAGAGGTTCAGATCCAGCATGTGGGTCTAGTTGTAGCTCTAGCGTATCTGTAAGTGCATCAGGGTTTGATAGCGGAAGTGCGGGAGGTAGCGTTTCAGGTCAAACTCCTCTCTTAATACCATCATGTACAATACAATCAGGATTTAATTGGAATTATGACTTTTCGCATAATCCATCAAGACCTTCGGGCAGTCCTGATGGCTGTTCTACAATAAAATTACAAACTAACGGAATATCTAATTTAGGTGGATTAGGCGTTAGAGCTTCTAATTGTGCAGGATCATGGCCTTCAAGCTGGTCAGATGTGTTAACTGCTGATTTTTCTTATATAAGGTGTACGGGTGCTACAGGCACAACATTCGGTAATATAACATGTACAGGTGGCGGAAACGCTAATGGCACAATATGGCCAGGTGATGCATCAGGAGTATTGTATAATGCTTAATAAATTAAAATTAAATTAAATGAAATTATATATAAAAAACAATTGTGACTTTTGTAGTCAATTAATTATACCAAAAGAAATTAAAATTCCTATAATTAATGTAGATGAGGATTATAAAGGATTTTACCCTCCTCAATTACCTATGGTGCAAACAGATAATAATATTAATATCGCAGGCCATGACACCATAAATGAATTATTGAATCTCATAAGTGATGCAAAAAAAAATAGATGGTAGGCATGAAGGTTTTGGCGACACGATAAAAGCTTTTACTTCTTTTACTAGGATTGACAAATTTGTAGAAAATATAACAAACGGGAATTGTGGATGTGATGAACGTCAAGAATGGTTGAACAAAAAAATTCCTTATAAAAAATAATAAATGTCAAGAATAAAACTATATCCCAATGATACCAATATCGCCGGTGGCGATCGGTTAGTTGGAACGGATATAACCGGTAATGCAACAAAAAATTACCAGATAGAAGAGATTGCAAAATATTTTGCTAAATCAAGCACAGCTGATTCAACAGGAATTGGCTTTCAGTTTAATTATGCTGGTAAATATACAGGAGGATCTTTAGAAAGCGGAGACTTTAGATATGAAGTTAATCCTACAGCACCTGCTCAATTTGGTTGGGCAAATATCACGGGTATAGCATTTTCAAGATACACAGCTAATAATACAGATATTCAACCTATAGTTGATTTATATAAAAATCAAATTATAAAAATAACGGATATTGGAACAGCTAACCCTCAAAATTATAGCGTATATAAGATAACTAGTATAACTAGTTTAAATAACGCTTATTTGTTTTCTTTAGTTCAGCACGGTGGTGCGGGTGAGCCTGCAACATCTGTAATAGCTTTATCAGCAACAGGTGTATCAACTTCAGATATATTTTTTACATTTACACAATCAAATGCTTCAGCTGTTTGGAATGTAGAACATAATTTAAAAAAATTTCCAAGTGTTACTGTTGTAGATAGTGCTAATAGTATAGTTTATGGAAATACTACATATATTGACGAAAACAACTTAACAATAAACTTTTCTGCTCCTTTTTCCGGAAAGGCATACTTAAACTAAAATAAAAAAATGGCAATAAAATATTTAAACAATGTAGACTTAACAAAAAACGAGCTACAGAACGCCGTAATTCAGGTATTAGCAACAGCTCCCTCAGGAGCGGTTGAAGGACAGGTATATTACGATTCTACAGATGATGTAATAAAATTTTATAATGGTACAGCCTGGGTATCAGCAGGAGGCGATTTAACTGCGATTACCACAGCTACTGCTAATCAGTTAACAATAACGGATAGCACTGGACCAATACCAAATATCGACATTGTAACTAGCGCTGTTACAAACGCAGGCGTTGAATTAGCTACAGGTGATCAAATTTATGATTTTGTAACCACAGGTATTAATGCTAGAATACAAAATGTAACTGATCCTACGAGTGCTCAGGATGTTGCTACAAAAAATTATGTAGACACTATTGCAACTGGGCTTTTAGAATATAAAGGAGGCTATGATGCTTCTACTAATACACCTGATTTAGATACAGCTACTAATATTGCTATTGATAAAGGGGATGCGTACACTGTTACCGCAGATGGTTTATTTTTTACAGAACAAGTAAGAATAGGTGACTTTATTATAGCTGAAAATGCTATAGCCGCAGGAGCGGGAGGTTCATTAAGTGATTTTACAATTGTACAATCTAATGTTGATTTAGCTACAGCAGCAGCAACATCAGGCGCAGCAGTTAAAGGTATATCTGGATACGATTCCGCAGACTTTTCTGTAACAGCTGGTTTTGTATCGCTTGAAACAAAAACATATAAAGCTTTAATAGGTAATGGTACATTAACAACAGTTCCTGTTACGCATGGTTTAAATAGTCAAGATTTAATAATTCAATTATTTGATGCGTCTACAAACGAAACTGTTTATGCAGAAGTAGCAAGAACAAGTGCAACTCAGGTTAATGTATCTTTTTCAGTAGCACCGGCATCAAATTCAATAAAAATATTAATTCAGAAAATATAACTTATGGGCATTCAATTCAAATCGCCACTTGCACTTTCAGCACACAGGGCAATTGCACACAGCGATTCGGCCCAAACGTTAGAAGTAAAAGTTGCAGTTAAAACGGCTGCACACCCTGAGTTTGGAAATGGTAGTTCTAATGGGTATGTAATAGATGGCGTTGAGGGAGCCTATCTTGAATTCACCCCTGGCAATACTTATAAGTTTGATCAATCAGATAATTCTAACACAGGACATCCTCTTAGATTTTATCAAGACGCTGCAAAAACTACTGCATATACAACAGGGGTAACTACAAATGGTACACCTGGGACTGCGGGAGCTTATACACAAATAATACCGTCGGCATCTACTAATCCAATACTTTATTATCAGTGCAGTGCTCACTCTTTAATGGGTAGCTATGTGAAATTTGGAACAGGTTCATTAGGAGGCGAAGCAGACTCAGCTATAAAAATATTATTAACAGTTAAAAATGTATCAACAGGAACATTAACATCTGGGACTGTTGTTAGAGTTGCTACAACTAATAATCCTCCAAGCGGAAACGTATTAGAAGTTAACGTTGCGGACAATAGCGCTGCATCAACAATGCCCGCTATAGGTATACTAATAGAAGATATAACTGCTGGATCTGAGGGGGACTGCGTTGCTTTTGGAAGAGCCTCTGGTTTTTCTACAAGCGGTTTTACAGAAGGGGATACATTATATGTTAATACAAGCGGAGGGTTTACCACTACAAAGCCAACAGGGGCTGCTTTAATACAAAGAATAGGGCAGGTTATAAAAGTTCACGCATCAAATGGTAGTATTGAAGTTTTTGGTGCAGGAAGGGCTAATGATGTTCCTAACATACCTCAAAATCAACTATGGCTTGGTAATTCAAGTGGCGTTGCTACACCTACGGATCATACTGTAGAAAACATATCTAATGTAACTGTTTCTTCTAAAACTGACGGGCAAGCATTAGTATGGGATGCTACAAATAGCTATTGGAAAAATGGTACTGTTTCTGGTGGTGGAGGCGGAGGTGGAACTGTTTCTATAGAAAAAAATATATATACAGGGGACGGATCGGATACAACATTTGATACTTCAACTGCAATTGTAAATGAAAACAATGTTCAAGTATATATAGATGGTGTTTACCAATCAAAAGATAACTACACTACAAGTGGAAGTACTGTAACATTTTCTACGGCACCTCCTAATACTGCGTCGGTTGAATTAATACACATGGTAGGCGTCTCTGGTATAATAGCTAGCGACGATTTTACAGGTAATGGTTCAACAACAGCGTTTGTACTCTCTATGAGTATCACGAATGAAAATGCTACGCAAGTATACATTGATGGTGTTTATCAAAGTAAAAATAATTATACAACTTCCGGTAGTACACTAACGTTCTCCACCGCACCACCGAACGGTGCTGCCGTAGAAGTTGTTCATATAAAAGCTGTTGATTCTTCATCATTAAATAAAAATGTTTTTACAGGAGATGGGTCAACAACAGCATTTGCGTTATCTCAATCTATAGATGACGAAAACAAAACATTTGTATTTATACAAGGGGTCTACCAAGAAAAAAGTATGTATAGCATAAATGGTGTGACTCTTACATTTTCAACAGCGCCACAAAATGGTTACAGCGTTGAGGTAATGGCGTTTGATAGCGTTACTATAGAAAAAAATACTATTGCAATTGATAATTTTAATGGAGATGGTTCTTCAACAGGTTTTACATTATCAACAACGCCTTTAAATGAAAATGCAATTGATGTATATATAAATGGTCTATATCAACAAAAAAATACATTTTCTTTATCAGGAAACGTATTAACGTTTTCAACGGCGCCACCTAATAACTCTACAGTAGAAATTAAAAGTTTAGGTAATGTTTTAGGCACTGCAGATACATCAACATCAGTTAGTGTGATATCTAGTGATACAACAGCTGTAACGGGTACATTATATGTATTTACAGCAAGTTTATCTTTAACATTGCCCGCTGGAGTAGTTGGTAAAAATATAAAAATAAGTAATAGATCAGGGGTCGCTACATGTACAGTAGTACCTAATGGATCAGACAAAATAATGGGCAGCGCAAGCACAATGACTTTAGACACTGTTACTGCTAGTTTTGAATTAATATATAGTGGCTCAGCACAGGGCTGGGTAATAATAGGATACTAATATGAGTAATTTTACAGATTTTTTTCCAGCAGCAGGCGGTGGAGGTTTAACCCCTAAATTTGAAGAGTTTTTAACATCGGGAACATTTACACCTTCACAAGCATTAATTGATGCAGGAGGGTACATAGATGTTTTTTTAGTTGGAGGAGGAGGGCGTTCACTTTCCTATCCTGCAAGAGGATCTACTGGTGGTGAAGTAATCATGACAAGAATGTATTTAACCTCAGCTACAGGTTGTGCCGTAACAATAGGAGCGGGTGGACAAACTAATGGATCAGGAGGTAGTAGTAGTGTTTTTACCGGCACTTCTGCTGGAGGAAGTGATGTAACCTCAGCAGGAGGAAGTGGATCTAACGCTCAATCAGGTAAAAGTGGATCCGGGTGGGGGGCTAACTCAGACTATACTGGTGGTCCAGGTGTTTTTGGGTATGGAGCGGGTAGTTCTTTAAACGACGGAAAAGGAGGCACTTACTCAGGAAAAGCAAACACAGGCCAAGGAAGTTATTATAATCAAACATCTGGATCAGGTTATTGTTTGATTAAATATTACGAATAAAATATCATGGAAAATAAAATAGCAGTAATAAAAAACGGTGTTGTTGATAGTATAATTGTAGCAACCACACAATTTGGAGATACATTAAGTGATACAACAGTTGATGTTACATCTATTGAATGTGCAATTGGTTGGTCTTATGACGGAACAAATTTTGCAGCGCCTGTAAAAACTACTGAGGAACTTGAAACAGACGCAAGGGAATGGAGAGATTCTGAACTTAGTTCTACAGACAGCATAGCACAAACGCCAGATTATCCTAATCGTGATGCAATACTAGTATACAGACAAGAATTAAGAGACTGGCCATCAACAGATGACTTTCCAGACACCAAACCTATAAAGCCTTAATTTATGGCATTAACAAAACTTACAACAGATTTAATTGACGGTTCTTTAGGTACAGACTGGCAAGCTACTCCGAAAACAGCTAGCTTTACTGCAGTTGTTGGAGAGGGTTATTTTATTGATACTACAAGTACTGCGGTTACAGTTACATTACCTAACGGTCCAGCTATTGGTAATGAAATTAGTCTTATTGACTATGGAGCCAATGCCTCCACAAATAATATTACGATAACATCGAGTGATAATATAGAAGGTGCTGCTGATGACTTAGTATTATCAGAAGATAAGGTATCAAAAACATTAGTTTTTTCAGATGCTACTAAAGGGTGGTTAATTGCTAATGATGCGTATAGTTCAGCTACACCAAGCACACCCTTAACTGTTGACTTTTTAGTAGTTGGTGGTGGTGCTGGTGCAACAAGTGACATAAGTGGAGGTGGTGGGGCAGGAGGTTTGCGTACGTCTTATGGATCAAGTTCTGGAGGAGGTGCTAGTGCTGAAACATCTTTAGATTTATTAATAGCAACAGATTATACAGTTACAGTGGGTGCCGGAGGCACGGGTGTAGTATCATCTGGTGGCAGTGCATTGAATGGATCTAATTCTGTTTTTTCTACAATAACATCAATAGGGGGTGGTGGTGGACATCGAGTTGGAAATGGTGCTACAGGAGGATCTGGAGGAGGAGTAGGTAGAGGTAATAGTGGATCTTACACGCCTGGTTCAGGCACCGCTGATCAAGGTTATGCTGGTGGTCCAGATACAGGAGCCGTTGCTGGTACTGGTGGTGGTGGTGCTAGCGCTGTTGGTGGCAACTCATCTGGAGCTGGCAATCCAAGTCAAGGAGGTGTTGGAGGGGCTGGTTTAGCTGTTTCAATTGCTGGATCATCTGTCACATATGCTGGCGGTGGTGGCGGCGGCGGTTATTATAGCACTGGTGGATCTGGTGGCTCCGGAGGAGGAGGAACTGGTGGAACGGGTAATGCTCAAAATAACGCTTCCAACGGAACCCCAAACACAGGTGGAGGAGCTGGTGGTGGTGAGCAAAATTCAACAGTAGCAAGATCTGGAGGATCGGGAGTTGTAATTTTACGTTATCCAGACACATATACAATTACAATAGGAGCTGGTTTAACAGGATCAACTGCCACAGATGGAACGGATAAGGTAACTACATTTACGGCAGGAACAGGAAATATATTATTTAGTTAACTATGGCACAAACTAAAATAAAGAAAGAATTAATTGACGCGTCATTTGGCACAGATTGGATTGAAACAATTCAAACAAGTAATTTTACAGCAGAAGCTGGTAAAGGTTATTTTGTCAACACAACTAGTGCTGAAATTACAGTTACTCTACCCGCAGGTGTTGTAGGTACTGAAATAGTAATACAAGACTATGCTGGTACATTTGCAACTAATAAAATTATACTAGCCTCTAATGGTTCTGAAAAAATTCAAGGGTCTACTGATGATTATGAATGTATAACAAACAATGCTACAGTAACACTTATATATCAAGACACCACTAAAGGCTGGACGTCTCAAGATGTAAATAAAAATTTACCACCTTTAACAGTTGATTATTTAGTAATCGCCGGTGGAGGTGGAGGCGGAGGTACATATCATGGTGGTGGAGGTGGCGCCGGTGGTTATAGAAACTCCTTTAACAACGAATCATCCGGCGGTGGGCAAAGCTCAGAAACTGAATTAACTTTATCAAGCACAACAAACTATACTGTAACTGTAGGTACTGGTGGTGCTGGAGGTTATTCGTCAAATGGAAACGATTCTGAAGGAAATAATGGATTAAACTCAGTATTTTCAACAATAACATCTATCGGCGGAGGAGGCGGTGGAGCTTACCGACAACAGCCCAGCTCTGGTGGTTCTGGAGGGGGTTCATCAAGGCAAGAAAGTGCGGGTGGCACTGGTGCTGGAGCACCTGCGGTAACTTCACCAGTTATTCAAGGTTATGCTGGAGGTAATGGTTTTTCGAGTTCAACTTCATATCCAGCTGGTGGTGGAGGTGGTACAGGTTCTGTTGGTAGTAATGGAACTCAAGGGGTTGGTGGTGATGGTGGAAATGGTTTAGCATCATCAATAACAGGCAGCTCCATCATAAGAGGTGGGGGTGGTGGTGGCACCTCGCATCCATCAAGTGACCAACAGGGTTCTGGAGGTACTGGTGGTGGCGGAGATGCAAACTACTCTGCTCAAGGTGGTGATGGAGCCGCTAATACAGGCGGCGGCGGTGGTGGTGCAGAAAGAGGTGGTGGATTTTATTCAGGTGGCGATGGAGGATCTGGAGTAGTAATACTACGCTATCCTTCTGATTATTTTATACACAAACCAGGAACATTAACTTTGTCTACCACGACAGTCGGATCAGATAAAGTCACAACCTTTACATCAGGTTCAGGTAATATTACATTTGAAACTACAGAACAACCAACTATTGCTGTTGATTATCTAGTAGTTGCTGGAGGTGGTGGTACTGGTTATGATGTAGGTGGTGGTGGTGGTGCAGGAGGTTTAAGAACATCTTATGGAACTACATCTGGAGGAGGAGGTTCTTCTGAAGCTGCTTTAAGTCTTTTGACTGCAACTGATTATTCTGTAACCGTAGGAGCGGGTGGTGGAAATTCAGGAAGTTCTAACGTAAAGGGATCCAACGGAAATAATTCTATATTTTCAACAATAACCTCAATAGGAGGAGGTGGTGGCGGGAGTTATTCAGCTGCTGGTTCTGGACTAAGTGGAGGTTCTGGAGGTGGTGGTGGTGTTGTCACAGGGGGTCCTAATGGTGGCGCTGGAGAGCCAAATCAAGGTTATGCTGGAGGTGCGGCGGCAGCAAATTACGGAGCTGCTGGTGGTGGAGGAGCTGGCGGTCTTGGTCCAAACGGTATTACGAGTGTCCAAGTGGATGGAGGTGCACCTTTATCTGTAAATATTACAGGAGCGTCAGTAAATTATGCTGGTGGAGGTTATGGAAATTGTGATGGATGTGCGGTGTATCCAACTGGTAATAATAAATCAAATGTAACAATTGGAACTTATGGTTTTGGAGCAAATGGAGTTGGGGCTCCAAATGCAAATCCATATCCTGCTAATTATGGAGTAGTAATTATACGCTATCCAAACGCTTATACAGTAACTATAGGATCTGGATTAACAGGATCAACTGCTGCAGATGGCTTAGACAAAGTAACAACATTCACTGCAGGAACAGGAAATATACAATTTAACTAATAATATGGCACATTACGCATTTTTAGACATGGCTAACGTAGTAACCGAAGTAATAGTAGGTAAAGACGAAGGCGATACGAATACAAACTGGGAATTATATTACCAAGATGTAAGAAAACAAGTTTGTAAAAGAACTTCTTACAATACAAGTGGTGGTGTACACTCAGGTGATGGCACTCCATATAGAAAAAACTATGCAGGTATAGGATATACTTACGACTATGCCCACGATGCATTTATCCCACCTAAGCCTTTCGCTAGCTGGACGCTGGATGAAACGTCATGTTTATGGGAAGCTCCTGTAGCTATGCCAGATGATGGACAAGCATACGAGTGGAATGAAGAAACAACCAGTTGGGATTTAATAACAGAATAAATAAATAATTATGGCACTAACTAAAGTAACATCAGCAGTATTAAACAACGATTCTGTATCATACGATAAACTTGGTAATGAGTTTACAACAGCTGCTGCGTTATCTGCAAGTGATGTAGACTTTAGCACAGCTCAAGTATTTACAAAAACACTTACAGCGGACACTACTTTAACCTTTTCTAATGTTTCAACTGGAATGGTTAAGGATCTTGTAATCACAGGAGATTTTGTTTTAACTTTTCCTAGTTCAGCAAAAATAGCGGCAGGAACTTACGACGGCACGGTAAGCAACTTGATACAAGTAACATCGACTAATGGCACTACAGAACAGTGGGCTACAATATCTCAAGAAGCAACATAATATGAAAGCAAAAGATTTTAACGGTACAATTAAAACTTATAGAAGACTTCCAAGCGTATGGAGAGATGATAACGGTTTGCACCTAAACTTTAGAAAAGCAAATCACGCTTCATTTGGTTTCTACAATGTTGTAAAGCCATCTTACGATAGTATAAGCCAAAGGTTGGGTGCTATTGAGTGGGATGCTGATAACAGCGTATTTACCTACCCAGTAGTTGATATTGACTTTGCTTCTACTCATGATGTGTCTACACCTATTGTAGATGACAATAACGAAGCTGTATTGGATAGTGATGGAAATCCAACTTATACCGTGACTACTGAAAACAATTATGATATTGACGAATTAAAGTCAGATAAGAAGAAAGCAGTAAACGAAGAAGCAGGAGTATTATTAAAACCAACTGACTGGTATGTAATTAGAAAGTCAGAAAGAAATATAGATATCCCAAGTGATATCGTTACAGAACGCGCTGATATTATCACTAAAGCAAATGGATTTGTTACTGATATTGATGCACTTACAACAGTAGAAAGTGTATTAAGATTTACGTTTGATTACTATCCACAGCCAGAAGTTTAAAAAAATATGTTAGGAAAAAGAATTATTAATGCCACTTCAGGAGTAGCATGTACCACAGATACAGTTCAAATACTAGATGGAGTGCCTTTTGATTCTATTGCTACATATGAATTCGAGAGTGATGCTTCAAACTCTGTTGATACAGGGTATATAGGAAAAGGCGCTATATTTAATGGGACTAGTAGTAAGGTATCTAATGTATACCAAATTGATTTCGGTAGCTCTATATCAATGTGGGTTTATGTTGATAATACAATAACTACAGGAACGTACTATGGATTATGGACTCAAGGTGATGACGCTGCGGCTGGTTATATAGGCACAAGGTATAAAAGAAATTCGGGTAATAATTATACAATTGAAGTAATTACCAGAGAAGGGAACGACTATATTTATAGAAGAAATACAAGTAGTACTTGGAATGAAGGTTGGAATCATTTTGTTTTTATAATAAACACTACTACAGGTTGTGATTTTTATCTTAACGGGAATAATGGAAACTTTTCGAATTGGTTTGTTAGTGGTACTTTTTCTAATGTAGATTTTTCTACTAAAACTGCTGCTCTCGGACTATACCATTTAAGCACATACTATAAGGGTCAATTAGACGAAGTAAGATATTATAATAAGGAATTATCTGCAAGTGAAATAACTACCTTATATGAAGAAACAGCTTCTTCTACAATATCTATAAGTGGTTTACAAGCACACTACAAGTTTGAAGGGGATGCTACAGACGAAACAGGGAACTATGACGGTACAGCTTCTAACATAACTTATAACGAATATGATGGCATTGCTACTAACGTAACGTATGCTACTGGTAAATTCGGTAACGCAGCTGTGTTTAACGGGAGTAGTAGTTTTGTTCAAATAGATTCAATTCCTACTAATAATATATTTTCGCTAAGTTTTTGGGTAAATGCAAATGACCCAAATTCAGATAATGATTTATTTCATTTTTATGATTCAACAAATCATATAGCTGCTAATAATATTGGTATCGCTAATGCAGGAACTCAATTTGGGTGGTTTCCACATACCTCAACGGGTGGGGCAGGTTTTACAGGAATAAGTGCTGCAGATACAAACGCTTTATTTGATGGTTCTTGGCATCACGTTGTAATAGCTTCAGATGCCGATAGTTTTGCAAATACTAAAATATATATTGATGGTAATGAAAAAACGTTAACAATATCAAACAGTTACACAACTTCCGTACGAATGGAAGGAACTTTGTATATAGGAAAAAGGCAAGATGGGTACGGTGATTTTAATGGTAAATTAGACCAAGTAAGGATATATGACCAAAAACTTTCAGCAGCTGATGTATCTACACTTTACGCAGAAACACTAGCGACATCACAAACTAACATATCTTTAAATGCACCTTCTGGAGTAGCATACTACAAAATGAATGATGCTACAGACGAAACAGGTTCTTATGATGGGACTGCTAGTAATGTTAATTTCAACGT